AAGCAAATTAGAAGTGTATGAAATTAATAAAGATTACATGGATAAAGCTTCTACTTTAGTTGGAAATTCTGTAGAGATTAATTATGGTGGTGCTACTGGTAAAGGTAAACGTATTGATATGATCTTTGAAACACAAAAATATGAGTTTAAATTTAATATGAGAAACAAACAAGGTGGTGTATATCCTACCCACAGCAATGGAGATTATTGGAAGAAGTAATGGCAAACATTAAACAGCTAAAACATTTAGAACATCTAGAGGATGAAATGCTCAACTATGGAGTTGAGGGTTGTAAAGCTGCTGTATCTTTTTTAAAAGAACTTAAGAAGATGTTAGGTCAGCAGGAGACTCAAGGTTTTATGCAAACCAAATGGGACGGTGCTCCCTCTGTTATTTGTGGTACAGATCCTCAGACAGGATTGTTTTTTGTTGGAACTAAATCTGTATTCAATAAGTCTGATCCTAAACTTTGTTATAGTGCAGATCAGATTGATGGTTGGTATGAAGGGGATCTAGCAGAGAAACTTAAGTTCTCTCTTCGTTATTTTTCTACTCTTGGTATTGAAGGTGTAGTACAGGGTGATCTTTTATTCACTTCTGATATTAAAAAAGAAAAAGTTAATGGGGAAAACTTATATACATTCAGACCCAATACAATTACATATGGTATTCCAGTAGATCATCCTATTGGTAGAGCAGCAGGTAAAGCAAAGATTGGTGTAGTGTTTCATACACATTATAGTGGAGATGTAATTCTTGATATGCAAGCTAGAGCAGGTGCAAAAGTAAATGGATCTGATGAAGTTTTGGTAGTTAAGAATGATACTCCTATGCATAAGGTAGGATTGGATTCTTCTGAAGAAAAAAAATTTGATGGTATGGTTGCTTGTATAGAAAAAGATTGTATGAAGTGTGGTGATTTTCTTAATGAGTTGGTTACTAATACTGGTACTACAGGAGATCAAAAATGGCATATTGCTTCTTATTTGAAGCAGTTTTTTAATGCAGAGATTAAAGCAGCACGTAGTATTTCTAATGTAGATGCTGCTCTTGAAGGTCTTTATAATTTTTATTATGATAAGACTAAAGCAATGCTTGCAAAACTTAAAACTAGTAATACTAAGGTAGCTAAGGCTTCTTTAGTTCATTCTAGTTTAGGTTATCTAGAGAATAATAAACTTAAGTTTAAATCAATGCTTCATTTATATAAGGAACTTCAGGAGACCAAACAATTCATCATAGATAAGTTGGATAAACTTGAAACCTTTAGAACTTTTGTGAAAACAGAGAACGGATACAAGGTGACTGGTCCAGAAGGTTATGTTCTACATAAGGATGGAGACATGATTAAGTTTGTCAATCGTCTTGAGTTTGCCTACAACAACTTTACCCTACAGAAACAATGGCGTTAACATGAGTTATAAATGTCAGAAAATTTTTATTACTTATGGTAGATTCCAACCTGTTACTTGGGGTCACGAGAATAGTTTTAATGCCATTAAAAGTGCTGCTACTAAAGCTGGTTGTGATTATCGTATCTTCATTTCACATACAAATGATAAAATTGAGAATCCTCTTAGTCAAGATATTAAGTTGGCGTGGATGAAGTTGTTACTTCCTGATCATGCTAAGAAAATCATTACTATTAATCCTTCTGACCCACAAACATGTGTAAGATATTGTATGACAGCATCAAAAGATATTCCTAAAGACTATGATGAGTGTGTTTATATGGTAGGATCTGATAGGGTTAATGCCATGCAGTATCTACATAAGTATAATGGTTGCAATCCTAATAGAGCTAATCCTAATAAGAATCCAGATTTTAGTATGAAACATTTTGAAGTTTTATCTACTGGTCAACGTGATGCAGATGGTAAGACCTTTTCTATATCAGGTACAAAGATGAGAAATTGGGCAATTGCTGGCGATGCTAAGGAGTTTAAAAAGGGTCTTCCTAAAGGTAATAAACTGAATAGTGATGGTATAACAAATTTTATGAAAGCAATTAAAGAAGGCATGGGATATTCGGTGGATTAATTATGAAGAACTTTAAGAAGCTACGAGAAGAAGCACTCCGTCAACAACAACGGCAGGATGAAGTCTTTAAAGAAGGTGATGATGTTATGTCATCACGTACAGGAGACAAAGGACACATTCATAGAGTAGGTGGCAACTATGCTATTATTATTTCTGAAGAAGGAAATATGTTCCGTGAATGGATTAAGAACATTAGATCTATAAATAATACCAGAAGAACCTCCCTTTAAGAAATGAAGAAGCCAGATCCTATTAATAAAGTAAAGCACAGTGACGAGTTTTCATCTGGATTGATGGAACAGTACGGTAAGTGGATGGGCGGCGATTGCTTCCAGAACACTGAAATGCCTGACTTACACGAGGCACCATTTGACGGAATGGATCCACAGTCTAACGGTGCTGAGATTGAAGACACTACTAAGAAAAAGAAGAGTGCCAAGAAAGAAGGTTCTAAAGCACAACTAGCTACTAAAGAAGAAGTAGAAGAAAGAGAAGAGTATGAAATGGATGGTGAGACATATGTCATAGAAAAGATTAAAGGGAAGTGGCAGAAAGGATATAAAATTAAGAAAGAGCATCATCAGAAAGATGCTGAAGGTAATACAATTCCACATGAGGATGAAGCACCTGGAACACCTAGTTCAGTTGAAGAGATTAAAGAAAAGAAACTTGATCCTGTAGGTAAAGCAGATAAAGATATTGACAACGATGGTGACCACGACAAGACTGATAAGTATTTGATCGCACGTCGTAAGAAGGTAAGTAAAATTCTAGGTATGAAGAAAAAGAAATGAAATCCTTCAAGCAATTCCGAGAAGGAGGATTTGATAATGCTGATGAAATAAACGTAAAGGTAAAGAAAAAGAAAAAAGCAGGTTCCAAGACTCCTAAGAATAAAAAATCTGGTAACGTAGAAGTGATGCCTAACATCCCTGATGGGAAGAGAGGAATGACTACAAATGTAACCAACGAATCATTTGAAAGTGGTGTTAACAAGGCACGTCGTGATTATCGTTCTGGTACGCTATTAACTTTCAAACAGTTCATGGCAAAGATAACAGATATTTTAGACGAGTGGGAGAAATAATAAATAGGCTGTGATAAGTTATTATTTAAGATTATGCTATCCTTTCTATTACCACTTGCAACAAAAGTAATTTCAGATGCAGTTAACAAGATCCCTGAAAATGAGGAGCTTGGTGAGAAACTGATTGAAATTTGTATATTAATCCTCGGCAAGGCAGTTAAACTGACCAAAACCGATATGGATGACAAGCTACTTGAGACAGTAAAGTCTGCTATCAAGGCAAGATAACAGTGATATCATGGGGGGTTAATGCTCCCCTTTTTATCTTTTTATAAATAAACATAAGAAATACTCAAATTAAACGAGGAAAACAATGGCTGTATTCGGAACGATTGATGCAGCGACATTTGCGAATAATGTTGGCGTCACAAATGGCGATGCTACCGTTACCAAGAATGCCGCTGACACTGTAAACCAAGGAGATGTACTAGTCCTTGATGGTGTTAACTATATTGTAAGGAGTGTAACAAGCACAACTTCAATTGAATTACACACTACCTATGCTGGTAGCACTGAGGCTGCACTAGCAGGAGCTGTACGTAGAACTCCACCTAAAGATGTTGCAGAATATGTAATCAAAGGTGGCGACAGTAATGTTGGCGAAATTTTATTCGTTGACTCAACTGAAGTTGGACTTGCAGAGAACAAGCAACGTGGTCTGAAAGGACCTGGTTGGTGGAACTATAAAACATATACAGATCATTCTGGTGCTACTCGCCATAAGGCAGTGCATTTAGCTTATGTTTATATTGCTGCTGGTACATCTGGTGACTTCACTGATGATACTAGGGTTGCTGATGTAGCATCTTCTGTTACTATCGGTACACAACCTGCTAGTTCCACATCATCTTCTGGTGCTGGTTCATTTGCGAACCTTGCTACAAGTACAACAGGAACACCTGGAGCACTTGCATATGTTTGGCAACGTCAGACTGCATCTGGTAAGCGTTGGGTTAACCTTGCTGCTAACACAGACACAGGTATTACATACGTTAACTTTACTAATGCAACTCTTTCATACACTGGACTTGCTAGTGATGCACTTGATGGTTACAAGTACAGAGTTAAGATTACCTCTGCTGGTGGTACTGAGGAAGTAATCTCCAACGGAGCTGCGACTCTAACATTCGGAAGCTAATGAATGAATATTCGTGAACTGGACCATGAAAATTGGTTATTCTTTGCAATTAAACATTATAACAACCCGTTGTCCGTCACCTATCAAGATTTTGAAGAGGACTTGAAGAGATTCAAGTATATCAAAAGATTATTGAAAAGGTATGAGACAACGGGAGAGCTGAAGACTCACCTGATACTTAATCATGTAATAGTTTTATATAATGTTTTTGATGATGCAGCAACACCGCTGCTATTTTATAGAGTAGAAGCAACATATTGGTCTATAATCAAGGCGTTCATGTTGTTTCTAAATAGATTACCACCCAAACTTAACGAGGATGTTGACAAGGAATGTCTGAAAGAACTGAACCTAATCTAAAAGAAGAGATCAATTCTGCTGGTGATGGATCTGGACTCCAGTTGCCACCTGCTTTTGTCATGGTAAATCCTAGACAACATCGTAGATATAAGAAAAATAATGAAACCGTTGATGGGCGTACCAAAGGTGCTCGCTCTCTCTTCGACCGTATCCAAAAAAGAAAAATGAAAGAAGAAACTAACGTAACAGAAGCTCTGTCTACAGATACCGAGAGAGCTCAAAAGCAGATCCAGCAAGGTAAGAAACTGGGTCGTCAAAAGGATCTCCAGAAAAAACGTGGAGAAGCTAAAGAAAAGATGATGCGTAAAACCAAAGAAATGGACACGCTCATGAAGGCTCGTTTGTCTGACTTCAAGAAGAAGGCAGGGTCACAAACTAAAAAATTACAAAAAACTAAAGATCATGTAGAACATAAAGGTGATAGTATTATGGAAAACCAAGATGTAATTCAAGTTGCATTGGATGTAGCTACATCAGAATTGAATCCACAAGGTGAAGGATCATTTGCTAAGATCCAGTTTGCTGACAATTCTGTACAGAATTTAGATAACTTCTCTGCTAAGAGAATTGCTGCATGTTATGCACAATTAGATGATGCACATAAGCAACAGTTCCAGTATATGCTGAACAAAGATGCTGCTTCTTATCAGACTGCTCTAGATTTTGCTGTGAGAAATGTCTGAAATTAATGGTGCTATATTAGAAAGATTAGAAAAAGTAGTTGACTCTCTTCAGGAAAACTCCGTGAAGATGGGTCAACTTCTTGCTGTGCATAATGAAAAACTCGACAAACAGGACAGGATAGATGCAGTATTATTCGAGAAAATTGAATCGGTTCACAGGGAAGTTAACAGAAGGTCTGAAGAGATTAAGAAGGGCTGTGAGAGAGATATTCGCCTTGTAGATGACCGCCTTAGGGTCATGGAGAAGAAGATGTGGACTATCTTTGGTGCTCTGTCCATCATATCCTTCCTTGTATCCGCACCAGGACAGGCACTTCTGAGAAACTTGACACCTCAGCAACCTTCTGCTACTATATCAACAGTAGAAATGCCTTCGATTGAGCTATCTTGATGTTAAGTACATAAATTTAATATCTCCTCGTCTGACCCTCTTCAAACGAAAGAAGGCAGACCTTTTTAATTTTAGATGTCCTTACTGTGGTGATTCACAGAAGAGGAAGAATAAAGCTCGTGGGTATTTGTTTAAGATTAAAAACAATTTTACTTATAAATGTCACAATTGTGGTGTTGGTAGGTCTCTCGCAAACTTTATAAAAGATCAAGATTCATCTCTCTATGATCAATATATCATGGAGAAATTTAAAGAAGGCAGCACTGGTAAGGGTACTAAAACACCCAACCCAAAATTCAATTTTAAGGAACCAAAATTTGTTCCAAAAGGAGTTGATCTTGAGAGAATTTCAGAGCTAAATACTGAACATCCAGCACGAGTTTATCTTGAGCAACGTGGTATTAAAGACCTCGATTACTTCTATTATGCTCCTAAGTTTAAGGAGTGGACTAACAAGCAAAAGAGAACATTTGATACCCTAAGACAAGATAGTCCTCGTATTATAATACCATTCAAAGATAAAGACGGAAAACTATTCGGGTATCAAGGTAGATCGTTAGCTCCAAAGGCAAAGATGAGATACATTACGATAATGCTTGATGAGGATAAACCTAAAATCTTTGGACAGGATAGAATAGATTATGAAAAAGCAATTTACATTGTTGAAGGACCGTTTGACAGTACCTTCATTAAGAATTCCGTTGCGATGGCTGGGTCTGATGTTGATATTCGGACGTATAACTGGAGCGATCATATTTGGATTTATGATAACGAACCACGTAACAGAGAAATCGTCAATAGAATCTCCAGATCCGTGGACAGAGGAGATAAGGTCGTAATCTGGCCTAAGAATATACAGCAAAAGGACATCAATGACATGTACCTAGCTGGACATGATGTGCAAAAGGTGGTAGAATCTAATGTATATCACAAACTAGAAGCAAACCTTAGACTAAACGATTGGAAGAAAGTATGAGTACGATACATGTTCAGAAGAGAGATGGGTCTGTAGAACCCTTAAACCTAGACAAGATTCATAGAATGGTAGAAGATGCCTGTGAAGGTTTAGGCAGTGGTGTGAGTGCCTCACAGGTGGAAATGAACTCAGGTCTTCAGTTCTATGATCAGATTAAAACAGCAGATATTCAAGAGATCCTTGTGAGATCTGCCAGTGATCTAATTGATTTGGATCATTATAACTATCAGTTTGTAGCAGCAAGACTATTATTGTTTGGTCTTAGGAAGCAACTGTTTGGATCTAGTTGGTTGAAGAATGGATTGCCTCACATAGCTAAGCAAGTACAGAAGTGCGTTAACTTAGGTGTGTATGATAAAGGTATCATTAATAAATATTCAAAAGAAGAGTGGGATAAAATTGATTCTTGGGTAGATCACAAACGTGATTTTTTATTTACTTATGCAGGTCTTCGTCATCTTTTTTATCCT